TGTTATTAAAGAGAGTCCACCAGAAAGAAGAGTGTAAGTTGTTGCGAGAAGTCCCACTGCGGAGGCTACTTCTAACCCTCTACCATAGTCGAGGTTAGTAAGAGGAGCCTTAAACCGTTTTAGCTTTTCGCAAATGTCAATCATTGTTCTTCTTTAACATTTTAATTATCCTTTGATTAGAATTCCCATCCTAAGACGAGTCCGTAGTTTTTACCTAAAGAAGTTTTTTCGTAAGCTGGCATAATAAAAAATTTTCCTTTGACATAACGAATAAAAGGAACAACTGACAAGTGATAACCTGTTGCTGCTCCTACTTCAAAAACTCCTTCTCCAACTTTTATTTTACGACTTAAATAACTAGAAAGGTTTCTTTCTGAATTATAAAAAGAACCGATAGTTGTTTGTTTATAGTTACACCTTATCCCTGGATGAAGGTTATTATAATTTTGATCTAAACCAAAATGTAAAGAGAGTGCTAACACAACCTCTAGGCATCCCATTTTTTATCCTTTAAATTTAAAACAAAAAACAAAAGCTCTTTATGTAACTTTTTTAATACTTTTTAAACTACTACCCCCAAAGGTACCTTCTTCTTGTAGGAAGTTTATATCATAAGCGATCTCTATTTTTTTTACCATAAAATTATGAAAAAAAAAAATAAAGGGGTCTCCCTTACTCTCTAACAAGTAACCCGAAGGCTACCTGAAAGAGAGTAGGGGAGAAAGGCTAGAGGATGTATCCCTCTAAGCCATTTATTTTTCCTTCGTACATAGAAGTATACTCGTTCCAAAGTAACCAGTGCTCGTTACCTCGATACTCAACAACCATCTTTTCCATGTACTCTTCTTTTTCTAGTTTAACGTAAGTAACTAGTAGGTGGTCCATGTTGGCTTTTTTAGGGTGAAAGATTTCTGTCATAGTGTTCACCAGTGATGTATTACGTTAACTAGCAACAGAGTACCAATAATTACTTGCATAGCAATCCCTGCGTAGTTAAGAAATTTAAGTTGAACACGTTGCTTATTAGCAGAATGTTTATATTCTTCATTCATTACACTTCCTCTAAGAGAACAACTTCAACGTTCTCAGGGTTATCTAGCTTAGATACCATTTCATAGTATTCCTTTGTTGTTACTACTACAGGGTAGTACCCTGCTTCAATAAAGCCGTTAGAGGTTACAACTTCCCAACGGTGAAGAGACCAAGGTAAGTTACCTATTTCTTGGTTAATTGCTCTAAGCTTTTCTGGTATAGGGTCAGTAGCAATGATAGTCATGTCAGGGTGTTTCCAACAGTACCTAATAAGTTCTTCTGTAAACTTGTCTATACCATAGATAGCCACGTATCCTAAAAAACCATATCTTTTGTAATAGTCTTCGTAGGCTGTCTTTGGAGAGTGTTTAAGTTTAATTTTTTTAACAGGGCTAGAGGAGTCCTTCTTAGGACGCCCCCTTCCTCGTTTTTCCTCAGTCTGAATCACTGACATGTTCTAAGAGTTCTCCAAGCTGTTTTTCTAGTGAATCTTTTGTAAAGGCGGCAAGGTTTAAGTTATCTTGTGCTTTAAGTAGTAAGCTAAGACATCCTTTTTGATCTTCTGTCATTTTTTCTATTTCGTACTCAACTTCATTATAAGTAATAGTCTTTATCTCATTCATTATTTTTTCCCTTAAGTTTTTTAGTTAGCTCATTAAACCCCCCTACTACTTCTAAAATAATAGGTACACTCATTCTATCAAGGTCTAGCACTAAAGAACGGTAAGCCTTGTAGGTGTCACTTGTTGGGTTAATTTTAGACAAGTTAACCTCTACAAAGTCCTCGTTGTTTTCTTTTAGCAAGTCTTTAGCCATACTGCAAAACAGACAGTTATCTTTGCTAATTACAAGGTGCATTACTCTTCTTCCTCTTCTTCAAGTGATACTTCAATAGTAAATCCTTGTTCGAATCCTGAACAGTAAACTTCATAGAGTATGTCTTCAAAAGTCATCGAAGGATCTAACTCAAAGCCTTCTAAAAATTCTTCAAAAGAACCCTCTGCTAGATTGTCTATTAGTTCTTCAAGCCGCAATTCTGTTGTCTTCATAAGTTTTCCTAACTAATTTTAGAGTCTTCTTCTACCATTGCTAGTGCTCCTATGAGCATAGCCTTTATCATTTCAGGTTCGTTATCCATAGCAATACAGATAAGTTCATCGTTTTCATCGTTATCCCAAGTTACTACAACAGCATTTTTTGTAAACACCTTTTCTAGTTGATCCATAATCCAGTCGTGGTTTGCGTAAGGATCCTGTTGAGGAGCCTCACGCTGTTTAAACTTTATAACGTTATCTGTCATAGAGGCAGAAAGTTAAAGTAAGTAAGTAACCAAATAGCTACAAATACTTTAGCAGCTTCTAAAGCAAGCTTCAACGCTAGCACTAAAACCACTCTAAAAGCCCTTCCCATACCATGTCCTACTTCACTAGCAATGTCTTTTTCTGAATCTCTCACTGACTCTTCCTTTTTTAAACTATTTCTTAATGTTTTTTGTAGTTCTTCTAAACTGCTTTTATTAGTCACAACTCACACCCTCCCGCTGTACAAGCCAAAGTTTGAGAACCCTCTGTTGTGTCTCCTTCTTCGTAGTCTTGAAGTCTATTAAAGTTAACTTCTGGCATTGCTTTTACAGCCTTAATATATTCTTGTTCAGTACAAGGAGTATAGGGGGCTTGTTGATAAGTATGCTCGGAATAAGGTAAGAAAGACACTCCTGTAAGAGAGTCAAAGTTCTTATAACACCAAGCACCTACTTCCATCCATTCATGTTCTTTGACATAAACAGTAACACTAACAGAGTGCTCAGACCAGTATTGTTGATAAATCAGCCAGTTCTCTAGTTGTTGAATAGCCCCTTGCTCGTTAGCTAACACGGCTCCTTTAGGAGACTTAATCGGAAAGTAAAACACTGTAGTTTTAGCAGGGTTCATAACGTCTGGTTCGTTAGGCACTCCTTGTGCTTTCATAAAGGTAGTTAAAGGGTCATTATTAGCTTGTCTAACAGCACGTATATAATACTCGGAAAAACGCCCATGAATACCAGAAGCACTATCAACCAGTTGGGACACGGTTCCTGACGGTTTAATTGTTGTAATTGCCGTAGCCGCTTTAATTCCGAGTTTGTTCGCATAGTGGGTGTTTGCATCAATAGCCTCTTGCTTCATTTCGCTTAGAAACATAGGATCAGGGTTTTGTAAAAGTTCACAATCCTGAATACCAGTTAAGCTTACTCCTAGTAAAGCTTCATCTTCACAGTTAGTTTGCCAGAGCTTACGAACATAGTTAAAGCTAGTAAGAGAAGCCTGTAGCGTGCCAAGAATAGCAGCAAGTCTAACTTTACGAAGAAGGTCTTCTTCTGTGTCGCCTTGACGAGCTACTACTTCTGTAAGGTTACATAGTTGCCCGTTTCTTAGTTGGATTTCAGCACAAGGATTGCAACCAACAATACGATCACCATCACGGCGTTTAGGGGCCATAGAGCGAGCGCCACCCCGATTATAAATTCCACGTTCACCACTTCCTGACTTCATTAAGGCTGTCCACTCATCCATAAAGACCGCCATGGACGGTTTAGAATCATAAACAGCAGAGTTATTTGCTAGTGCTCTGTGAGCAGTAGTTTCCCACCAACGACCCGACTTACAGTCACGAATTTCTGGGTCTCCAAGATCACTAAGACTAATTAGCGCAGAGCGCCGTACGCCCCCTACTACTACTACTTCAGCAATTTTACAAACAATATCGTGTACTTCTTGTGGTGTTAGCTTACGACCAGCAGCCTTTTTAAAAACTTCTGTTACAAACTTAAACAGCTCTACTAGTGGAGCAGGGCCAGAAGCACGACCCCCCATAGTCTTTAAACGAGCGCCTTCTGGACGAATCTTAGAGAAATCCCAGTCATGCTCATTACCAAGATACAACTCAGCAATTAACTTTCTTAACCCTTTAGCCCAACCTTCTGCACTGTCTTCAATAGACAACACACGGTTAGACATGTTAAAAGTATCATTAATAATTGGTAGCTTGTTTACGTACTGAGACTCGGCAGAAAAGCCCACCCCTGTACCAGCCATAAGAATAAAAAGAATTTCGTCAAAGACTCTAATGTGGTTTACTGCGGCAAAGCTACAGTTATAACCACGAAAATGATTTTGTTCTAGAGCAGTTCCAGCAGACCACATTGCTCTCATGGAAGGCATAACTTCTCTATTTAAAATAGCAGTGTGAACTTCCTGGAAGTCTTCATCAGTAATAATGTTATCACTAACTCTAGCTTTCCAAAAGTTAACCAGTCTATCTACGGTCTCGACCCACGTTTCGCGACGATTTTCTTCGTCTATAAAACGGGAGTAACGAGAAAGATGGATAAATGATTCGTAAGGTTTCATTCGTATTTCCTCTTATGTTTTTCTTGTGATTTAGTTTTAGGCTTTTTCTTATTAGGCACAACCCTTGGTCTATACTTAGGTTGCCTTAAGTCTTTAGCCATAGGGTTGCGCTTAGTAAGCATAGTTTATCCTTTAGAGTTTTTCTTTTTAGATTTGGTAAAAGAAGTAAAAGGATCTTTAGCGATCACTGTTTGCTTTTCCCAAAGCTCTTTCATTTCTTCAAGCTGTGCTTCTGAAAATTTAGTAGTAGTAGCTTTCATTTCCTCAAGAAACGTGTTTAAGTGTTCTGTAGACTTTACATTAGCTTTAATAAAGTCTTCAAAGTAATTTTTAATATCCATAGTAGTCTCCTTAGTGTATTTGTTTGTTATAGTGCGCTAGTTCTTTATCTAAAAAGAGTTCTACAGACTTTACTAGCATTTCTCCGTCTTCTCCTACTTCTTCACCAAACCCTTTTAACCACTCTTTAACTCCAGCAGAAGCTCTGCTAGTGTCTGCTGTTTGCATTAGTATATAAATTAATCCATAAGCTAACTGTTTTTCAGCAAGAGCTTCTTCAAGAGTTTCTTGTTCTTCTTTTTCTCTCACAGTTTTAACTCTCCTTCTGCAACAAACTCATCGTTACTTTTAACAAGTCTACCTGTTTTAAAGTCATAAGACATAGTACCAGAAGGACCAGTAAGACCAGTGTAACGACACTTTAATACTTTAGTTTGAATAGTGTTGCGTTCAAGTTCTGTATCAGCACCAATGTTACGAGCAAAAGCTATGATATCCATTGAGATTTGCTTAATAGAGCCTGAGCCTTTAATATCATCCATAGAAGGTAGTTGACCATCTTCAAAGGATTTTCCCTGATTACCTGTTTTACGCAAGTGACTAATAAGACCAATCCACACGTTGTACTTTTTAACTAAACCTAACAAGTCATTCATAATCTTATCAATAGCTTCGTTGCCAGTTAATCCTTCGGCCCCTTCAGAAGCCAAGATGGTGATATGGTCAATAAAAAGATACTTAGCCCCTGAAAGACACATATACTCAAGAAAATCCATAATGGATCCATCACTGATGCTACCTTGATGATCAAGAACAAGAAAGCGATCAGCGCCAAATACTTTATCAAAACCTTCTTCATAATCTTCGATAGAAATTTCTTCATTAGCGGGGTTCCTGTTTAGTGCTGCGCCAGCCATCTTTCTAACTGTTTCTGCTGGAGATTCTTCTAGAGAGATAATGCCAACTTTATCTTCGGTTGTTTCCATTAGTGAAAGAGCAATCTCCCGAAGGAGAGTAGACTTACCAGAACCAGTACCAGAAGTCCAGAGAGTAATCTCCCCTAACCTCATACCTTTAAGTTTTTCATTTAGCCCTTCCATTACTTCTGGATAAGGCACTGATTCCATTTCGTTATAGTTTACAAACTGTTGCCACAGCTCGTCTTTAGTAAGAATTCCTGCAGGAGTATAAGACACTGCATCGTAAATAGTCTTTAATACTTGATCAGGGTCTTTAACCCAAAGATCGTTTGCATCCTTTTCGGAAGACTTAGCAATTTTTATTTTGTCGTATCCAATAATTCTAGCAGCTTCTTTAGTCGCTGTTTGACCAGCGTCATCCTTGTCGAGCCAAAGCACCACTTCATCAAAGTTACGTACCCAGTCACGGCAAGCAATAAGATCATTAGTGGAGCTGCTACTACGTAAGCTAACCACTGGATAAAATGTTTTATAGCGTTTATACCAAGCAGATTGCACCGCCATAGCATCGCATTCACCTTCTGTAATAACAAGTCGTTTACCTCCATTATATAAGTTCATGCCAAACAAGCCACCCTTAACTTTACCAACAGAGTGAAAAGTTTTAGGAAGCTTTCTGACTTTATAGCCAGCAAGTTCTGTGTTATCGTAAAACGGATAGTAGTGAGTATCTATTTCACCATCAAAATCATAAGAGCACTTTACTCCGTAATGTTCTGCTACTGTTTTATAAATACCTCTATCTTTAAATCCACGTACAGGATAGTCTTGTTCTATTTCTAGCAGGTCTGTAGTATCCATCTGAACCTCTTCAAAAGTTTCACTAACACCTTCTTTGGGTGCAGGTATGTTTTTTCGAGAACAACTAGGGCTAAAACAATAAGAAGATCCGTCATCATAAAGTTGTCGATTGTCTTTAGACCCACAGTACTCACAAGGTTGATTACTTTTTACTATTCGTCCCATTAATCTTCCTTCTCAAAGATGTTATATAACGTTTAGTTTTAAGCGTAGGTTCTTCTTTAGGAATAAACCTAATTGCTGCAATCTGACGATTATAGAAAAAAGGAGTTCCATCAGCTTTAGTAAGCGTCATACATTCGGAAACCATTTGAGAGTAAGCTTCCGAGTAGTACAACCCACCTTTTGTTTTGTAAAGATCTACAATAGTAAACGTAAAAGATTCTTTTTTGTAACGTTTAATATCCTCATTGAGTTGTTTAGAAGAACCAGTGTAAGACCTCCATTTCATTTCCTTTCCATAAGTTTTAGAACGTTTCTTTCCTAAATGTAAAAATTGTTTTTTACCCCAGTAATACTGGTTAGTTTTTAAATTACTTATACAATAGAGAAAGCCGAAATACTTAGTAGGGTCAAAGGGTTTAAACTCCCAATGACCCATTTCTTCTTTAGAGAGCAGCATTGTACTCCTCTCGACTAAAAGAAAAGTGATCACCATAGCTTCTCCAAATGTGTAGCAACTTACCATTTAAAAGCATACGTTCAAAACCATCTTCAGGGTACTTGTTGTTATAAGCCTGAGAAACTATTCTTTTGTAGTCTTGTCTTTGGCTATAATCTGCAAGTAAATTTTGGGCTTTCTTTGGGCCAATTCCCTCAATCCCAGGAATGTTGTCAACAGAATCCCCCATAAGAAGTTGAGTCCAGTAAAACCGTTCTGCATACTCTTCGCTAACTTCATAAATCTTGCCTTTTCTTCCGTTATAGTGTTTACCAACAATACAGTCAAGATCTTTGTCAATAGAATCGACAATATAGTCTTTACCGTTATTAACACACTCGTTTGCCCAAATACGTAGCTGATCATCAGCTTCATAGCCATTGCAGATAACACCCTCATGTTGATGATGAGCGTAAGCTTTTAGCATATCGAACCATTCTGGTTTATTTGAGCTAGCTTTTATTCTAGATTTACTTCGTTTATACTCAGGATAGAGGTTTACTCTAAAGTTATTAGGTCCACCAAGAGCCATTGCGTACTCGTCTGCCCAACATGCTTCTAAATTTTCTTGTAACTTATTAGAGAAATTTTCTTGAGCTTCTTCTAGCCCTTCTGTACCCCAAATTGAGGCATAGAGAAGAACGTCTCCATCTATTAAACTAATCACCAGTTTTCTCCTTCACATTGATTACACTGCCACTCGCTAACATCATTTCCATGTCTGCAAATGTACCAAGGGGTTTCTTTAGAACATGCAGAACATCTTAACTCTTCTCCATGAATACCTGTACTACCGCAAGGCATAGAAACAAGTTTGCCATGACCATATCTACTGGTTTCAACCCACTGATCTACTGTATTTTTACAACGCATAAATCCTCCCTAAGTTTTGATCATAAGCGATCACTATTTAGCTAATACTTTTCAAACTATTAGCCGTCTGTTTCTATTTCCAATATTTCAGTGTTATATCTTTTAGCATAACGTTTCCAGTAACGTGTTATTTCTTCCCAACCAACTAAAATATTAGGATCTCTGGTTATCCAAATGAAATCGTGTTCTTCGTCTTCAAAGCGAAGTTCCATGTTAGAGTCGTCATGTAACTCTCCGTAGCAATCTACTCCATTAATACTAATCATCAAAACTGTACTCCTCGTTTATAATTTCATCCATTAGTTTGTTTTCTTTTTCAAGAGCAACATTTCTTTCACGCAAAGTAACCGCTTGGTTTCTCCAGTAGTTTACTTCTTTTAGCAACTCTTGGTTTTCTTTAAACAATTCTTCAAACTGTGTTTCAACGTCAGGAATCATCAGATATTTCCTCATTTAAGCAAAATTCACAAAACTCACCTTTAGCGGGTCCACCGCAGCTTAAACATTCATACTTTTCCAAAAGCTTCTCTCCTTTCAAGTTTGTGATAGTTTTCAGTCATAATGTCGCTAAGTGTCCAACCATTTATACGAGCTAGCGTAGTAACATACCAGAGTACGTCACCTAGCTCGTCTTTAAGTTCTTCTGGAGTACTTGCAAATTGTACTTCTCTGGCTTCTTCTAAAAGACCATCAGGTAAGTTAAAGTGGTTTCTGTGGCCTTCGTCATAAAAGTCAGAGATTAGGTGCTCGTACAATTCTTTCTTCATGTATTTTCCTCCGTGTTAAAATCGCAAGCTAACTCTAACTGTTCAATTTTGTCTTTCAAGTCATTTACTCTTTTAACCATAGCTGACTTTACCTCGCTATCTTCTGTGTTTAACAAACAATCTAAAGCCATTTGATAGCCATAGAGTTCTTTGTTAAGGTTTTCAAGTCGGTAGTTTATTTGTCTGTTGTTTCCGAGGCTAGAGAACAAACCTTTGTCACCGAAAACACCGTATTCAACATCCTCAACACTTTCGTTACCTGCGTTAATACTTGCTGCAGCCATACGATACGCCTCTTCAGGCCCAGTTGGGCCATCAAGAGTCTTATCAAGATATACAACGTAGCTATAACAGTTCATTTCTTCTACATAAACTTCGAGGTTTACAATGTATTCTTTTTCTGTTTCATTAATCATTATCACGATTCCTTGTATCTAAAACCCAACCGTTACGAGTGTGAACGGCAGTAAACATCTTTGTACCATGCAATAGCCAAATAACAGGAAAGCCATGTTCGTTAATTTCCATATTACCTAACTGTTTTCCCGAAAATTCAGTCCAGCCATGTTCTGTACTAAGGCTAGAGTCGATAATTTTAACTTTTATTTTTCGCATTCTTTTTAGTCCTTATAAAGTAAGCTCCTTCAGGGCTGTTCCAGGCGGCTAAAATGTCTAAAAATTGACTTCTAGTCATATGTATAAGATCATACTCCTCGTTAAGACCACAAAACTGTCTAATCCAAACGTCTCCTTCTTTATCTAACAAAAGCTCAACGTCTTCATGTTTTCCTGTATCATCTAAAGTAGTAATAATACAGTCTTTATCTTCAAACTCTACTGTAAACATTACTTATGTCCTGTCATGTCAATCTTGAATTCCTTGACCGCAGCCTCATAACCATCACGGTAAGATTTTTTTGATGCCTCAAATTCCCTGTCGCTTTCCTCTTTACCCGCTTCGTAGCCAAGGTCGTAACCCTGCTCATAACCGTGATAGTGAGCCTCCTCCGAGCCAAACTGAAGACCATCCTGCCAGCCTTCTTCGTATTTCTCCTCCATTTCAGTAGTATTCTGCTCATTAGAAAGCCGCAATACGTTCGCTTCTAGGTTACTAAGTTCTTCCATAACATTACATTTAATAGGGTACTCGTAAAACTTGATATTGTTATAGAACTTGTCAAATGCTTGATTCATTAGTACTTCTAAACCTACAGTAACACTCATTTGTCTTCCTTCCAGATTCTATGATAGATGTTTTCTAAACCCTTTTTGTCAGGGTGTCTGCGTACCCACATGCCAGAATCTGCCATGAAGTTCTTTTCAAACCAGTTGTCTAACTTACGATAACCAGTCTTTACATCCAAATCTACCTCTAATGCCAGAGAGTCAAACTCTGCATCAGACATGATAGAGTGGTTATGGTACTCATAGGCATAGGCAGCTACTGAAAGCCTTATCCTACGCCTACGCTCTGTCTCTCTAATGCTCAACAAACCAAGCCTCTACCCAGTAGTACCAATCGTCTTTTTTAGACCGTTGGGTAGCAGCAAACTCTGCGTCCTTTCTGTGTTTAAACAGAGCCTGACAACCAAAGTCACAAAGCAAAGCGTAAACAGTTTCTCTTTCATATCGTGGGGTCATTGTCTTCAGCCTCTTGATAGTTAGCCTTTACTGTATACTTCCCAGTAACTCTCATGTCAGCAGACTTACGCAGTTGATAAACAGCCCAACCGTGTTTCCATTCTGGTTGTTCAAAAATGTAAGACATTTTATCTTCTAAGTCTCTCAATCGCCTTTCGATGTTGCTCATTAAGTTCTCCTTGCTTTTTTAAGACTTCAAACTGATCTTCAATATCTCTTGTTTGCTCTTTAACCATTTCCTTTTCTATTTCTAAAGAAGTTGACTTTTTTATAAGCTTATCCCAGTTCATGAGGATATCCTACAAGAGTTACTGTGATTTTATGCCACATGCCTTTGTAGACATTTTCTGCTATTCCATTAACATTCTCATAAGTTTCTTTAAATGAGCTAAAAGTTTCACCTACTGGTATTTCCAACTCACTGCCATCTACTGCTGTAACGTAAATATAAGCTTGATATTCGTTCATGTAATTTACCCTTCTGTTGCAAAGTATTTATTAGTGTCGCAAAAATAAGTCCAACTTTCAAGATTGTCTGCTTCTTCTTTACTTACTTCCTTAAGCTGTCCAAGGTCTTCTTTGTCACCATTGTACCAATCAAGGTAAGCATGTAATCGTTTAGGATTACGTGGATTAACTCCATGTATTTGCATAAAACAAACTTGGCCTATAACAAACTCTCCCTCAAGAAAGTAACGGTCAAAGTCGTGTTTACGCAAACAATAAGAATATTCTAGTTCATTTAACCAAGAACCAACACATAACCGAACGTTTTCTTTTATATTCCCTAAAGCTTTTAACTCGTTTACTCTTTTCATAAACTTATATTGAACATAGGGATCAGCCCCATTATCAAGAGCAAACACAACCCATTCGTCAGTGTACATCATAGTAGTCCTTCCCAATTTTACAATCACCGCAAGTCATAATGTTAATACCTAACTCTTTTGGCGCTTCTTCAAAAGCTTGCATTATGATTTTTCTTGCTTGTTTTGTTTGATTACTCTTAACTTCATACGTTACTTCGTCATGGTAAAACAAGGTAATCGCAGCATCAATATTAGCTGCTTTAAGTTGTTCATGTGCCATAGCAACAGTGTACTTCATCACTACTGCTTCAGCACCTTGAATAAGGTAGTTTAGTGCTTTATGTCGCTCATCTGCTTTTAATACAATAGGGCGACCATCAAGCCCCTCAATCCAACCTCTTTCTTCAATATCTCCGTTAACCCTTTCAATTAACGCTGCTAAGGCTGGAAGTGCTTTCTTGTACTTATTCATTGACTTTTTAGTTTCTTTAAGACTCTTGTCAATATAGCCAC